CGATTGAGTTCTTTTCAAAGAAAGAACCCAAGATTGCTAAACAACTTAAGAAACTCCCCGATTTTCATTTCCAGACATTTGGATCATTATGTCGTCTCATGACAAATGAACAGACAGATTTAAAACAATTGTCTTCATACAGTCCATTCTTTACAGATAAGTTGAAACAACTGCTGGCTGATGCAACCAAATATATTGAAGAAGTAGAAGTTGTGAAAGCACCAACTAATGTCATCTCTATTCAAGAACGAATGGAAGAGAAAGCCAGAGAACATGCTGGTGAATTCGAAGGTGCAATTGATGAGTGGATTGTTACACGAGGTAAGAGTAATTTCTCTGCCAAGAACTATCTACTAAAACACGAAGTTGCAGCACCCATCGCTAAACGAATCGGTGAATTGTTTGTAGCAACTGCACAAGAACTACGAGAAGCACTGGATGGTGAAGATGAACAACTCACTGAGGGTTATTCATATCTCACTAAACGAGAGCTAAAGAAGTTTGCTGAGTTCGTTGAAGAAATCATTGCAGATTGCCAACAACAAGTGCAGACTGCTAAAGCGAATCGTGCTCCACGAAAGCGTAAGCCACAACCACCAAGCAAAGTGGTTGCCAAGATGAAATACATGAAAGAATTTGCTGACTTGAATCTTAAGTCAATCAAACCAGAGACGATTGTTGGATCGTCTGAAGTATGGGTATACAACACGAAGTATCGTAAGGTAACTGTTTACAAAGCAATCAATGATGTGCTTACAGTTAAGGGTACTACAATTATCGGATTCGATGTGAAAGAATCCAAAACACAGATGTTGCGTAAGCCAGATGTATTCTTTAAGGGATTGACATTGGGTAAGCGACCATTGAATGGTGCAATGAAACCATTAACCACTACGGTAACTGTACCGAATGGTCGTGTCAATGAAGAATGTATTTTGCTGGGAGCATTTTAATATGATATTAGTTGATTATAGTCAGGTGGCACTTGCAGCCATCCTTACCTTCCAGCGTGAGTTGAAGGGAACAGAGTCCGAAGTGAAGAATCTTATTCGTCATGTGACTCTGTCTACCCTCAAATCATACAAGAAGAAGTATGGTAAAGATTATGGAGAGTTGGTCATCTGTTGTGATGGTCGCAAATACTGGCGCAAGGAATTCTTCGAATACTACAAAGGTATGCGTAAAAGCAATCGTGACAAGTCAGATCTCGATTGGAAGTTGATCTTTGATACATTGTCAGAGATGCGCACTGATCTTGCAACATACTTTCCGTATCGTGTTATTCACGTGGATCGTGCAGAAGCAGACGACATCATTGCTGTATTGACAGAGTGGGCTCAGGATAATCAAATGGTTCAACAAGGATTGGTTGAAGAGCCACAGAAAATTCTTATCCTTTCTTCTGATAAAGACTTTAAACAACTACAATTGTATCCTAATGTGAAACAATGGTCTCCGATGCAGAAAAAGTATATCACTGCAACTCAGAAAGAAATCATTGAGCACAAGATTGAGCATATCGTTAAGGGTGATACTGGTGATGGAGTTCCAAACATCCTAAGCAAAGATGATGTATTCATGAAAGGCGAGAGACAAAAACCAATGAGTGCTAAGCGACTTCAAGAATTCTTCGAGAATGGATTCATTGCTTGTAAGAATGACGAAGAACGTCGTAATTGGCAACGCAATGCAACTCTGGTAGACTTCCAATTTATTCCAGATGGAGTTAAGTCAGATGTTATTGGCACATACCTAAGTAGTAATCCGAGTGGTGATAAGATGACTATCATGAACTATTTGATTGAGCATCGTTGCCGTTTATTATTAGACGAACTAGAGGATTTTTAATGAAACAATATTTGACTGAGATGCTTAAAGAGATCAACGATGATCCTAAGACAATTGAGAAGCATAAAGATGAATTTCTATTGAAGGTATTGTTTGCACATAACTTCTTACCATCCCATAAGATGCTTCTTCCAGAGGGAGAGCCACCTTTCAAACCTGCTGACCAACCAGTTGGAATGTGTGACACAAACTTATTTCTTGAAGCAAAGAAAATGTATGTGTTCATGCGCCAAGACTTGAAGCCAATTAAGAGAGAATCTCTGTTCATTGGATTGTTGGAAGGTATCCATCCTACTGAGGCTGCAATTCTTATTGCAGTTAAAGACCAGAAATTGCAGAAGATGTATCCAAAGATTACATGGAAACTTGTATCTGATGCTGGAATCATTCCTGCAACTGCTCAATGGAAAGATCAACCCAAGAAATAATGCTTGACATGCAAGATTGATTGTAGTATAATTATATTATGAACGACTCTGTTAAAACTGTTGTGGATCACTTTGCGAAGAGAGTATTTGATATTCAATTTGCAGACATTCATGTCAACGCTAAAAAGAAAGCAGTTGATATTGATTGCAGGATAGTATCAGATTTCATCTCTTGCGAGAACGAGTTTTGCTCTCATGCAACACCACACATACTTGGAAACTGTAAGTGGTGGAGCGAGGGAGCAATTGCGAAATTTGAATCACTTGAGGGTACTAAGCGACAGCGAAGAGAATCATATGAAGATGGTAAACGAATGTTTAACATTGAGCATCAATACCCACTAGGTATTATAAAGGACAAGGTAGTTAAGAAAGCATTTAAGTCAGTTGAGCAAGTAAAAGATTATTTTATTAGATATAATAAAGTGGTCATTGTTACTGCTGAAGAAAATGCGAAGTTGAATGCTACTCACAAGACTGCAGCTACAATCCAAGAAGCACGTACTCGATACAAGCAGAATGGAATAGTTGTTCGTAGATTTGATATGAATGATGTTTTAAACTAGGAGATATATTATGCCAAATTGGTGTTATAACAGTGCCACAGTGCACCACGATAATAAAGAAGTGATTGATGGTCTTGAGCAAGAACTGCTTAAAGAAGATGCACAACCATTTAACTACCTACGACCAAACCCTGCTGGTGAGTGGGACTATGGTTGGTCATGCGAAAACTGGGGTACAAAGTGGGATGTTTCCATGATGGATTGGGAACGAGAAGATGACCACACAATTGTGATGCACTTTGACTCTGCTTGGTCTCCTCCAGTAGTTCTTTATGAATTCTTGGAGACAGAGGGTTGGACTGTTCGTGCAATGTATCATGAACCTGGAATGGGATTTGCAGGTAAATTCGAAGATGGTTTTGATGACTACTACGAAATGGATTGGACAGATCGTGATTCAATTGAGAATTTACCAGAAGACATTCTTGACTTCACCAATGCACTTGATGACTTGGAACGATACGAAGAAGAGCAGTTTGAAGAAACACTGGGTGACTTGGAACGAACAGATTGGTTTGATGCCAGTGTGAATCCTACTCATGTTGGTCGTTATGAAGTAACTACTGTTGCATGGGACTTTCCTCAGTATTGTAACTGGGATGGTAAGACATGGGCTCGTTGGGAAGGTGATGATTTAGAAGTCACTAAATGGCGAGGACTTGCAGAAGAGTATTGGGATGCTGCAAAAGAATTAGATAAGATTATTGAGGATTCGAAAGCGTAAAGTGAAGAAGTTTGCTATATTATGGTTGTTGATTTGTGCCAATGCTTACGCAGATGTTTCGTTTGGAACTGGCGAATCAGAAGACTGTAACATAGCAAAAGCACTTGCTGTCAATGATGCCATTGAACGCTACGCTGAGAAAGAGTTTGAAGTAAAGAAGCAACATATTTGCAGAGAACGAAATGCAGAAGGCATTGAGTGCGAGTATGTTAAGAAGACTGAGATTGAATCTGCTGGTACTTTAAAGAAAGTATTAAGCGAGAAGGTAAAACAGAAGAAGGATGTTTGTGTTGTTGAGGTTAAGGTTGAACTTGATCAAAGCAGACCACTGGCAGGAGACATTGAGAATGCCAGTAACTTTGCATACAATGGGCAGAAATATCCATTCGATGTAATCACGAGAGAGCCAATGTATGTTTACTTGTTTAGTGTATACGACGACAAGATGCATATGATGTATCCTTATGATGGTATTAAGAGTAATCTCTTACATGGTAAGTTGACTTTACCAAATGGTATCTGGTGGCAAGCGGACATAATGTCCAATGCTCCCGAAAGTAAAGATACACTGATGGCAGTTTTCACCAAAGTTAAGATTACTTTTGGTAGTAGTATGACGAGAGATGAGATTTATCGACAGATTTCGTCAGTGCCTATTAATGCTAGGCGAGTGGTTTACCACAATTTTGTTATTAAACGGAGAACTTGAAATGAAATATATTATGATTTGTGTAGTGGCATCTATGGTAGCCTTATCTGGATGTTCAACCTTTAAGGCAGATCCCAACAAAACAGTTGAGATCCCTGCCAATAAACTCGATAACATTCCTCAATGGTATCTTGCAAAAGATCCAGATGACACGAAGTTTATCGTGGTCACTGCCACTGATGTATCGAAAGATATGCAGTTTGCCATTGACAAAGCAACACTCAATGCTAAGATCCAACTTGCAGCACGATTGAAGACAGATGTTGATTCTGTTACTCGTGAGTCCACACTCGAAACTGCAGGATCAGGTTCAGCTGTTGAACGAGAGATCGATCGTGTATCAAAGGTTCGTGTAAAGCAAGCCATTGGTATGTTCAAACGTGAGAACATCGCTGTGTTCAAAGAGGGTGATGTATATCGTGCATACGTGCAGTTTAAGATTGCAACAGAAGATGCTCAACGATTGACTCAACCAGTTGGTAAGAATAAGAATCGTGAAGACAGAATGAAAGAGTTGGATGATGAACCAAAGGTATCTGCAGTTCAACCAAGTACATTCCAACTTCTACCTGTAGAGAATGCAGAGTATAAGAAACGTCGTGAAGAAGCAATGCAAAAACCTGGAGCAGTTATTGGTCAGGCAGTTGTGCAATGAAACAGAAGTGGGTTGATGCATTCATGGATACAGCCGAGCGTTTTGCTCAGCTGTCCAGTGCAGTTAGATTGCAGGTCGGTGCGGTTGTCGTAAAAGATAATCGTATCATCTCAATTGGATATAATGGAATGCCATCTGGGTGGACAAACGAATGTGAGAACATCGTGCAACATTCAGATGACACGATAACAACAGTAACAAAAGATGAGGTAATACATGCTGAAGCAAACGCAATACTCAAATTGGCTCGTGATGGTGAATCAGGCAATGGCTCCAGTTTATTCTGTACTCATGCTCCTTGCATTCATTGCGCTAAGTTAATACATGGTGCAGGAATAGAACATGTTTACTTTCGGGAATCATATCGAGATGAACTTGGTATTGATTTTCTTGAGAAATGTAAAATAAGAGTTGAAAAAGTATAAAATACTTGACTTTAATTCAATAATGAACTAAGATAGTGACTAAATAGATTACTGTCTGAAAAACCTTACAAGTTGTAGGGTTATCCAGATAGTGCTTGACAAATAACCAAAGGTGTAGTAGAATTCAATCATGAACTTAAGAAATATATCCATGCAGAAACATCTCCCGCTATTAAGTGGCTGGACATGCTCACGCACATCATTTGGATATAATGCGATTGAGGATTCTGG